TTCCAGTTCATATTTATAAATAGCTAATTAAACAAAGTTGTATCTGCCCGTTCCTGACTTAAAATCAAACTTGCGCCATGCTAATGCTAAAGCACAAACGCAGTCATCCGTAAACCCAGTAGGTGCTGAATACTTTACTCCGTGTGATGTATATTGATACTCAAAAACTTCTAATTCATTTTTTATCATTCCTTCCGGGTAATGTACCCGTTCCTGATGTATTGCCACTTGAAGACCAAGCATTAATTCTTGCTTGCTTTGGCTCGTAAATTTAAATCCTTCTATATCCATGCCTTCCCGTTGCAATTGCTCAACTATTGGGTCACCTACTCCAGTACTATCAATTAACATTGGTGCTTTTGGACAATTGCGTAAAATGTTCTGAGTTGATGCCCAATCCTTTTGAAATCGGTCATAATAAGCCACATTGCCACTATTATCTAAACCGATAATTACTGTCCAATCTGAATACTTTGCCAAATCCACTCCGTAACATTTAACAATATTGCTTGAAATATCCGATGTACACTTCCGAATTGCATCACTACCAAATGGATTCGCAGCATTCTCGGCTGGGTTAGCCATATACTCTTGTTCGAATACTACGTTTGGCAATTCCTTTTTGGCAGAATCAATCTCAGATGTAAGAATAAATGGGTTATCATAGGTACTAAACTTAAATGATTCCCATTCTGCACTAGCATTTACTCCATTAAGAAATAAAGAATAGAAGAAATTCTTACCTCTTGGAGTGGATAAGAATATTGCCTTACCTTGAAAATCCGTTAAGGTAGGTCTTATTGAGTTTTGCCATCCACTTTCCAAATCAGGAATGTACGAAGCTTCATCGATAATGGCATAGTCAAATTTTAAACCACGAAGATTATCCAATCGCTCCCCAGTAAAGAATCTTATTTCGCCTCCGCTAATTAATTTAAATGTTAAATCACTACGGTTAGGAACTGCAATTTTACTCGGCATAAGCCTTGCAAGTTCATCAAAAAATACTTTGGCAAGTTGGTAGGTTGGAGTAATATAAGCCACACGTTTTCCTTGCATCGCTTCAATACAAGTTATGACCTGGCATATAAGTGATTTGCCCCATCGCCTACCTGACATGAGGACTTTAAACCTTGCTTTGGATTCTAAGACTTTAGCTTGGTTCTTGTGTGGTTTCGGGAGTACTATGTTCGTTTGCAAAACTTATTATTACTTCTTGTTTCTCCTCGTTCTTCGCTCTATCAGTCCAACCTAAAAGATTCTTTGCATAGAAAATACCTTTGCCTTCATTAGCCACGACATCCGCAGCCAATGCTCTAAATAATTCATCAATCTGCTTGGTTATCTTATGGCAAGGATGGTCTTCTCTTGAAAGTACTTCATAATAAGTTGCCCTTTTGTAAAACTCAAATCCTTGTCTTGGTAGCCATATTAAAAGAAAGAAGCTAATCGTTGGTAAATGCCTCTCTCTTATTGTTTTAACTCCAGCACCCGTTGCTACCTCCTTAGTTGAGTTAAGACAATAGTCAATATATTCATCTGCCCATTCAAGCAATCTCTCCTGGTCAATATCTTTCACTAATCTTGCCATTATTTTTTAAATAAAAGTGACCACTCGGTTGGAAGTGTTAATTTCTTTTCTAAACTAAATCCGAATTGACTAAAAAATTCAATCCACTTTTCTTCTGATTTAATATTGATATGCCCCCAAGCCTCATCTTGCTCAGGAGTTGTATAATATGGAGTCGAAGAAAAATAAAAGTATTGGCATTCAATTGAGTTCATATACTCTTTAATTTGCTCATCGGTTAAATGCTCCATTACTTCAATGCTAACTATCATTTGACAATGCTTAGGATAATCAGTAATGCCATTTAATTTTACTCCTCTTTGATAAGCATATTCCTGATGATATTTATTAGGCTCAATTCCATAATAATCGCAACCTTTATGGATTAAGCATTCACCTAATGTTCCCATTCCAGCACCTATCTCAATTATATTTCTTGAATAGTTTTTTATGATATTAGCTACTCCATTCATTAAATTAAAATAATCAGGATTTTCGGGAGTTATTCCATTAGCTACTTCAATATCAAAAAATTCTTTTTCAGTTACTGGCATTATCTATTTGTTCTAATTTTCTAATCGCCCATTCAATTCCTTCAGTACCTCCCCAAGCATCCCACATTAAGCCTCCGCATCCTTCGCCATACTTGACATCTTTATTTTGCTGATGCCTTTTAAATGAAGCCATTCTCGCAATCGTATCCCTTGTAATGTTTTCCTTATTTGCCAATTGATTTGCTCTTGCTTTCCCTACTGGAGTTCCACAACTTCCCCACCCGTTTTCTTCTGCCCACTTTAAAGCACGTTTTGCATTATTAACCGCTGCCTCAGGATAATCATTATAAGAATCAGCAAAAGCAAACTTCATTGCTTTAGTATCAGTATTAATCTTAATTAAATCAATCTCCGTTTGGTTATTATCGTAATGAGTGCCAATTCCTAAACGCTTAATTAGCATCCATTTGTATTGACCATTTGTAAAGAATACTTGTGACTTTGGTATCCTTAATCGTTCAGCCATACGATAAACCTCAGATGAATTGTATTCGTTTCGCCTGGTTATAATATAAACTTGTTTGCCTTGCAAGATAGTCCTTTTCGCAATCTCTTGACCTCTTGCCGTAGACAATGTGTCATCGAAATCAAAAGAAACCTTGTTAATATCTGCCCGGTATTCTCCGCTTGCCAATATAGCCTTCCATACTTCATTTGCTTTTTCTTCCGTTTCATAAATACAAGCGCCGTTACCTATGCGCCATTTTTCGTTTGAACATTTAATTACTGGCATCTTATTCTATTAGTTTATTATAAATAGCCGCACGCTCTAAATTAATTTTAAATAAATCAAAATTTTCTCGAACATATTCAGCATTTGATTCCCCAAAATCGGTTCTCATTTGTGAACTAAAAGCCATTCGTTTAATATCTCGTTCCCAATTATCAACCCAACACACCGTTGGAATGTCATCATAAGGCGCTCGTTTCATAGCCATAAATGGAATACGTTTAGCACCCGCTTCTAATGCCTTTAGATTTGATTTTAACCGATTGAATTTATTATCTAATAAAGGAGCAAGTAATATATCAGCCTCTTGGTAAAAATTCATGTACAAATCTACGGGCATCGATTCAAGTATCTTGTGGTTTAATCTTTCTCCAGCAGTAAACCAATTGCCCATCTGATTCCAATGAAATTCGTTTGCTTTATTCCAACCGCAAAGAAGCATCCTTGTCGATTCTCTAAACGACTTAGACTTTGATAATTCATAAATCGGATTCTTTAATTGCCTCATATCAGGAAAGTGAGTAATACTTCCCGTGTGAGCAATGGTAACTAATTCGTTAACATTTCTTGTCGCAGTAAATTGGTCCTTGTCAAATGGCAAAGCATTAGGCAAAACAAAGCAATTAGGATTTATCTTTACTATCTCAATTCTCAATCGGTTATGAGTTGTCGTTACAACATCAGCAACTTTAATATAATTCTTAATTACTTGAGTAACTCCTAAGGACCGATATGTAGGCGCAGATAAATGCTGGCTGAACAACTCCCAATAGTCATCAATATCGACAACCAATTTAAAGCCAATCTTAGCCTTCCATTTTAACAAATCTGGCAATGGTATCAATTCGCAAAAACGATTAACGACAACCACGTTTATTGACTTCTCAATAAGCATCTCTTCGGTCATCGTATCCGTAATCATTAGATATTCTTTTGGCATTACCGATAATGGTAACGCAAGGCGATGGTATGTAACTCCTGAATGCCTAGTTCCTACGGCGCAGATTCTTAGTTTTGACATCGTTTGGTTTTGGTTGGTTGAGTTTGGCAATGTACTTTATTCCTTCGTAATGTGCTGACAATCTTTTGAGCATATCAAATACGCAAGAGCCACACCACGAATTAAAATTAAAATCCTTGTTCACATATTTGCGATATAGATTTGCATACTCCTCAAGTATTTCTCTTTCTATGTTTTTAGTAAACCCTAAAGCAACTGCTTCAAAGTTTATAATGTTGGCTTCTATAAATGCTATCTCTTGCTCGGTCATAGTTTATTAATTAATCGATAAATAACTGCTCCTAATATACCTGAACTAAACACGATTGCAATCCATTCTTGAAACTGCAAAGGAACAACAATTAAAACGATAGCGCTCCAGGTACTTAAACAAGGAGTGCAACTAAAGGGTTTAAAGTTTAGTCCAAATGACTGATATAAATTTGTCATCGTAAAAAAGACTGCAAAGGAAACGGCTGCTATTATAGTTATCATCTATTTGATTGGTAAATTTCATCCTTAACTAAACTCCAGTAAGCCTTATCATCTGCTTTTAATTTCTGCTCAAGTAATAGTGAACAAATGTACAAAGCTAATTCAAAAGCAAGTGCTTTATTGCCACAAAAATACAAGGCATTGATTAACATACTTTTTGCTTTTTCATCCGGCTTCATCCCTTATCTTCTTTTTAATGTTTGAAATTGTTTTGACTATTGACATATACGGAATGCCCGTCTTTCTCGAAATTTCAGTTTGATTAAAGTTTAATTCAACGTAAGTGTCAAGTAACATATCTTCATACCAAGATAAAGATTTTAAAGAATGGTTGATTCATTCTTGTTGAATAAATTAAATTAAGCATTGTTCGAACTAACCAAAACTTTAAACCGTCAACTCCATTGTTATTATATATTGCCCAAAATTTATCTTCTGTAATAGCACATAAATTAAGAAACATTTCTTGTTTTAATTCATCTCTTAAATTTGATGGTTGCATTTTCATTAAGGCGCTTTTAATTTCCTTTGAATTGTATAACTGCTCAATGATTTGCGACCTGGTCATTCTTTTGATTTTCTGATTATTTCAAAAATAAAATAAACAATAAAAGCCACTTCGATTATTCCAACCGTAATGGCTTCCCAAATTAACCTTTCCACTTTTCGAGTTCCCGATTCAAATACCAAACTGCTTTACTTAAATCTTTCTTTTTAAATCCTTTTTTATCGGCTCGCAGTATGTACTTAATTGAGTTTCCAAGATTAAAGTTTAAGTCAAACGAATCAATTATATCAATTACCTCGATGCCATTACCTTGATAATGTTCAGGATGATTAACTTCTTCTTTTATAACTCCTTGATATTTAAGTGATTCCATATCTAAAGTTAATATTATAATTTATATAATTCCAAATAATCCTTAATTTTTTTTGTTTGCCTATACGCTGAATATGAAGAACCATTTTTATTTTTAATTCGATTTAGGTTTATTTCAAGGCTATAATTCAAATCGTGATAGGTTGCGCCTTCAATAATTAATTTAATTGTAGGCTGCTGTATTCTTATTGTAATCCATTGAATTGCCTTTTTATAGTTCTCGCTCAAATCTCATCTAATTTAAATCTTCGAATTAAACTCTCGCAGTCTTCAATTGACCTAACAATTGCATAAAAATAACCATGTGATATTGCTATCTGCTCAAATGTTTTTTGGTTTGGTTGCTGAGTTCCTTTTTCAATCTTAACCTCAACAAATAATCCTTTCCATTTCTTATTAGAAACCATCCAAAACATATCAGCCACTCCAGCCTTTGCGCCTTCCATCTTTAATTTGATAGCAACTAACCTATGTCTTGCACCTCCGTTTGGAATCGCATAATAGTAAAAGTCTTGAGTCCATTCTAACCATTTGCAAATTGCTACCTGGAGTTTGTGTTCGTGTTCGTTTCTCATAACATTAAATATGTTTTACAATTTGTATGCTTTTTGTAAATTCTATTTTTGGTTATGCAAAAATTCTCCAATCACTTCTGCTTCATCAATTATCCAATGCTCAAATTGAGTTTCGGTATACGTTGCTCCAACTACTAAAGTTTTAAGTGCATGGAAGTAATCATCCAAATCAACATCGATATGGTCAAACTCTACCGAAATAATCTTGCCATCAATTTCCAGGCTCAACTTTGTTTTTTTATTGCTCATAAGTTTCGTTGTAATATTCTTCAAAAGTAACGTGTTTAAAACCAAGCATTGGATTTGTTAATCTTGATTCATTAAAAGCATCAATTATCTGCTCTTTTTCCATTAATTTAGCTTTCTTATAAGCGTCTACTAAAAGTAAATTTTGTAATCCGTGTGTTGATACTTCTCCAAGTATTTCGCTAATTTCTCTTAAAAGATAATCTACGGCTGTTTTTTTAGTTGTCATTTTTATTATATTTTAATCTTCCATGACTTGTGTATAACCGTAAATCTATCGTATCGGTGTAAATATCTTCGGAAACCAAAATTCCAAATTCCTTTACAACTATTGATTTTTTTTCTATTGCACGATAATTTTTTAACGAACAGTAATAAGCACAACAAATTAATGTTAAAGCTATCAAATAAATCACCTTCTTTTTCATAATTTATTCTTTACAAAAGTTCCATTTTCCATTTTGCCAATACGATTTTTAATTACTTCGTACGATGAATTAATACATTCCTCTACGGTATATCCCTTTAAAACCGCAAGATTTGTTAAAACAACAATGCAATCACCTATTGCATCTACAAATTCAATATCGTCATTTACTAAAATAGATTTGGCTAATTCACCAACCTCTTCTAATAATTTAATATACTGAGTTTTAGGGTCCCCATTAGTATAAATACCTTTGTTATTAGCCCAGCTTCTAATACTGTCAAATTCATTTGTAAGTTTCATAATTAAATTGCTATTTGTTGCATTTATTTGAAACATATAATAAAATCATTGAAAATAGTGCTGCATCATAGGGTATCCCTAAAAACATATCTCCGCTTCTTTGTAATACAAACATATTAAGTTTATTTTTATCAACAAAAAATTGAAAATATAAATAACAAGGTGGCAATGCCATTTCTTGTAATTGTATAGGATTCCATAAAGAAATAATATGCCTTCTACTATCGGGAGTATTATTAATTGATTCAATAACTTGATTTAATTGATTTATATTTTCCCCATTATAATTTAGCATTTGATAACCATATACAGGACCTAATTCTCCATTTTCATTAGCCCAATTATCCCATATCTTTACATTATTTAATTTAAACCTTTCAATATTTGTTTCACCATTTATAAACCAATTAAATTCCGTATTAAAGGTTTTGCTAAACATTTTTCTTCCTGTAATCAATGGGAACCTTTTGCTAATTTTAAATTTAATTGATAAATTAAATATTGAATAACAACCCACTCCAGTTCTGTCTTTTCTTTCAGTGCCATTAATTAAACATTTTTTCAATAGCTTTCTATAATGATTTTCAAATTTATTTTTCATATCCCCCATTTTTAAAATCATCTAATCCAGCTAAATATCCAACACAATCTAACATTGTATCTTTTTTAGTATTATAAGCCATTCTGCTTATTTTTAAAGCAATCATGCATTTATAAAAGTCTTCTGTATTTATTTCTTTATTACATAAAATAGAAGCAACTTTCGCTGCATTTTCCATTGATTCAGAAAATGGCCCATATTCTCTTTGTTTTTCTTCTTCTCTTTCAAAAATTATTTGATTTGCTTTTTTTAAAATATTCATTTTTCATTTGGTTTAATAGCCCCATCGTTATCAATATAACAATTAAATGTGACTAAAGAGTTTATAAATTTAATATAACTTTGATTTTTGCAATATAATTTTCGTTCTTCAATATCCTGAATATTAGAATACTTATTCCAAAGTTCAATTCGTTCTTCTTTTGATATTGTTGGAATTTTAAACTGCTCTAAGTAATCAAATAGAATTGAAAGACCTCCTGCAATAAAAGTAAACTTTTTATTATTTTTTTCACAAAATCTAATTTGATTAGCGTATTCGTTAGCGGTGTCAATTGCTTGCTTCATTAATTCTTGGTCGCTAGGCTTTTCTTTAACTTGTTCAATTGGTTTAGGTAAATTTTTTATTTCTTCCTTTGAGTATTCATTATAAGCATTCATAATTCTCCCAAAGTATTCACAGGAAAAATTTTCATAGCATTTAGCATCAATATTAAACTTTTGGGCAACTGCCATTTCAAACGCTAATTTAATTTCCTCACAAGTATTATTACCAAAATTTGATTTAACAAAATTAGTTAATACAAGCTTTTCTTCTTCAGTAGGCAAATTGCTTCCTCGTAAGCCAACCAAAAGCATTGAATAACGTAATGCTTGCTTTAATACATTATCTTCAATTAGACGCAAAGTATGACCAACCTGTGCTTGTTTTATTGCTAAAGCGTTACCACTTCCTAAGGGCTTCCATTCTTGCGGCACTTGTTCCGAGTTTCTCAGTTGTATTTCCATAGTCTATTTGTTGTTTAGGTTCAAATAATCCTTGATAATTATTTGCGATAGAATTATTAATAGCTTCTTCTAATTGTAAATTTGTTTTGTCTTGCCATTTCGAAATTAATTGTTTAATTCCAGAATCCGTATACCTAGATTTTTTTTCTTCTTTGTAATTAATCCATTTATCAAACAATAAATCTCTTTCATAATCTAAAGAATAAATAAAACGCCTTTTATCTTTTACTTTACTTTCTTTTACTTTACTTTCCTTTACTTTATCGCTGCTACGAACATTTTCAGAACTTGTTACATTTTCGCTAACTGCTTGATTATCACGCCATTCAGAAATACGTTTTGCATTTTTTTCTTTAGAAACTTGATACTTTTTACTAAAGTTTAGCAATTGTTTGTTAAAAGTTTCACCATTATTTGAAGAAATCAAATCGATTTCTTCCATAAAATCCCAAATTTTATCTAATTTTTTATTAATGTTTAATTGATGTTTAAGTACTTTTGTCTTAATTGGCTTTTCCTGTAATGCAAGTTTTTCTAAAATTGTATAGAATAAACCAAGACCTTCATACCCATACTCAAGATACAATTCAGTTATCTTTTCGTCATTAAATGAATTCGAATCGTGTAGGTAATATTTCATTTTTAAAAATAAAAAAGCCAGTCTGCGTCGGAGTGCAAAACTGGCTTTGGTTATTTAACCTATTAAATTACCCAAGAACTCCGACCCTCTTGGTTAATTATATACAAATATAAAAAATTAATTTGATTTACAAAGTCTTTTTAAAAAATATCCAGCATAAATCGGATGCTCTGATTCAAATAACCTGGCATAATCTGAAGTAAAGTTGTTATTTAATTTGTACTTGTCATTCCCTTCGACCATTGTATGCCAACGGATGACTTCGAATATTTGCTTTGCTCCAAGCCTAATGTATCCTCGATTAATTAGTTGGAATGCTAAACGTTTAAACTCTATGTAAATCTGAGGATTGTCTTGATGATATTTTTTGAAGCTTGTTTTCATTTGGTTTAAATTTAGATGTGTGATATAATTTCTTATAATCTTTTTTTAACTCTTTTGTTAAATGGTCTTGCCATTGGTTGAACGTAAGTGCTTTCATCTTAATAAATCTACAATTAAATAAAATATCCAAGTGGCAATGATTCCCACGATGCCTACCATCGTGAGAAATTCTGCCGTATCACTTGAGTTATTGGATTTGCCTTGATTTTTCATCTTGCATTTGTTTAGCTATCATTTGAACTTCTCGCATTACTTCAGGGTATTTAACGTATCCGTTCTCTTTGTTTCTAAGATTCCAGTAGACCACTTGCTGAACATTCTGAACGTTCCATTCTCTTGCGCTAAAAGGTAAAATACCTTTCTTATTTAAACTATCGGCAACTGCCTGATGTATAATATTTTTCTTTATCTTAATCATCATAGTATTGTTTTTTTAATTGATGTTGTACTTGATTTAGCTGGTGGATAAAACTCAAAGGATTCGCCCGTTTCCTCATCCACCGTAATAGTCTTATTCTTGATTCCTTTACAAAACTTCTCAACCTCTTTTTGTTTTTCTTTTAACTCATCGATTTGGTCCTGAATATCAACCCATTGCTTAGTTGCACTAAAGTCGTACTTCGTTCCAACCTCAGCAACTTGCATCTCAACATTGTGGACCTCAAATCGACCTTTGTCGTATTTAAGTAATTCATCGACTGCTTGCTCCTTTAAAGTCTTTTCCAGTTCAGCAAATAGCAACTGGTATTTCGATGCGATGGCAAGCAAAGACTTGATGTCTCTGCCCCCTTCCTTAATGCCCTCGTTAATCAAATGAACCAAATGATTAATTTGAGCCTTGCTCATGTCTAAGATTGGATTATGACCGAATAGCCCTATCTCGAATTGTTGTGGATTAAATTGTATCTCTTCCATATTTAGAAAGGTAAATCGTTTTCGATTAATGTAGCACTCGGAGAATCGTAAACTGGCATTGGCTTAGGTGCTTGTGCGCCAAATCCTTCCGTTCCTTTAATCTTAAAGTTGCCCAATATAGGCGCATTGCTTTCGGGAGTTTTTACTCCGTCTTGAGTTACGAAACCGAAGTTCCCGTAATTGTCAGCATCCTCTTTTAAGAATCCGCTGATGTTAAGGTAAGTACCTTTCTTACCTTTGTACAATTTAGACTTGTCTAACAAATCTACGTTAATTGAAATGCTTACTAACTTGCTCATTTGATTATTATTTGATTGTGAAAAAAGTTGATTTTTTTGTTTTTAATAATTGTAATATATCTGCATTTGATTTAATATCAGCTAAATAATCATTATAAAATGACATGCACCCTTCAATTGAATCAAGACTATCAATAATAGTCTTATAATATTGCAATGGCTTTGATTGAATTTGTATTGGTTTAGCCTCCTCTTTACCGTGAGTATTTGTAGCATCCGAATCCTTTGTATCATCGAGACCAAAAAGTCCTGATAATGAATATTTTCGAGCATAACTTGATGCCGCCCCAGTGACCTGGCTTCCATCCATTCCTTTTTTGCTTTCTTCTTCTCTTGCATATCCATCCGTAGAATACGTTTCCTTGCCGTTTGAGAGAGTCGCAGTGGCTTTGATATAATATCTATCTCCAACGTTTATTATCGTGTCGGAAATCGTAATAGAATAACCCATCGGATTAACTACTTGCTTGACTGCTTCAAGGATATCTTCAGCACTTCGGTAATTGTATTTTCCGAATGAATTGAACTGTCCTTTAGGTGCTTTGACTTTTGCTTGAATTTCTGCTAATTTATTTTCCATTTTTAGTCTTGGTTTAACTCTATAAATTTTGATTTGTAAACTCTTTCTTCACGATACACTTTAGACCAAAAGTCTTCAAGTCCTTCGCAAAACCAGGTACAATGATAGAACCCAGCTTCGTCTTGAAATTTTGCTTTATACTTTATCATATTAGTAGATGATTGGGATAATATGAAACAATAGGAAGTAAAAGAATATTGCGATTGCAATGCTACCGATAAGACCTTCTCGGTCAGTTTGGTAGAAATCTTTGATGTAATTGATTGACTTTTTCATTTTGTTATTGTTTAAGTGTTTGCAAATATAACTAAAATAATTAATTAAAAAAACTTTATTTAATTTTATTTATTCTTACCATTCTTTAAAATCTTGGTTTTCATTGTACCCTAATAAATAAATTGCAATTTCTTCAGGGTCAGTTAAGATAACTTTCTTTCCGTTACCAGTTCCCTCAGGCCATTTATGTGGGTTTCTTTTTCTACCGTAGTATGAATCTGCACTTCCTCTATCATAAGGTGAACCGTGACTTGTATCGATTGTTGAATTTCTCATTTTGTTATTGGTTTAAGTTTGCCGAAGAATCCGCTTCGGCTCGGGTTTTATTTATTCAGATACTAAAGTTGATTTTTCAATTATGAATCCAAGACTTATTAATTCTAAATATAATTTAACGTTCTTGTCTTTGTAGTTTTCGATTGCGTTTTCGAATGAAGCAAAATCCTTATAAAATGGTCTTCTTAATGTAGTTACCTTAGCTACTGAAACTTTGTTAGTATTGCCATTTGAAACAATAACTCTCCATTCTGATTTTCCAAAAGTAGTTGTGTAAGATTTGTAAGTTGTCATTTTTTTGTTGGTTTAAGTTATTTCCTTGTTTGTTGATACAAATATATACCTATTATTTTAAATAAAAAAACTTTTTATAAAATTATTATAATTATTTATTTAACGGTCATATAAAACAAAAATCCCCACCGATAAGACCGATAGGGATTCTATTTACTTAAACCTATTTAACAAAAAAACTTAACTATGAAAAAACAAATATAATACTATTTAATTATTTTACCTTCTCTTATCTGAATATTATGGACCATAGTTTTGCCGTTATCTATCTCAACAATAGCCATGCCGTGGTTGTGCATACTAAACGGCATATACTTAGGACTTAATAAAGTTAAGCATCCAGTACTATAAGTATTTATAAACTCTTTAAAGCCAGTCTTCTTTTGAGTTGTCGAGGTCCTATGAACGTGACCAATTAAGGTATTGCAAATAGTCTTGTTAAATAGATTCTGACTTGGATTTACTCCGCCTCCACCATACAATTCATGCCCATGAAGAACCAACAAATCGCCCATCTCCATTCCTTGCCAATCTTCGACCATTGTTATTCCTAACTTATCTAACCTAAAGAATATATCGAATTGTAAATCGTGCAACTGAGCAAACTCCTCTGCTTGTAATTGTAATGACCTGGCGAATCTATTCTCGTGGTTGCCTAACTTATAATAAATCGGAATCGTTCTAAATAAATCTCTTAGCCTTTGTAAGAAATCCCTATTCATGTCGACTTCTCTTTTAAAGTCTCGCATATCCTTTTCCTTTTCGTGCCTGGAAATAGAATAGAAGTCTTGGATATCTCCGTTAAGATACAAGCAATCAATTTCTTGCTCCTTTAAATGCTTAATAGCGCAAGTCAAAGCAGTCAAGTCGTGATAAGGAAAATGAATGTCAGATAAGATTCCGACTTTTTTTAAGTGGTTAGGTAATTTAGCCGATACATATTCTTTGCCAATGCTATCTTCAATCCCAAAGTTGTCCAAAGTATCGAGGTTATAGTTTACGACTACTGGTGGCATCTCTTGATTAACTGCCTGCAAAGACCTATCCTTTGCCAAAATATTGTATTGACTCATTAATTTCCTTAATGAATTTGGACTTTTATATCCATACATTTCATAAAATGAATTGTAAAAATCCGTTTTGCTAAGATTTGTTGAAAAGAAATGCTCTCTAATCTTAACTAATTTATCGTCCTTGTTCATATTCTTCCATTAAAACATCGACTAAAAATTCGATATTGTTTAGCACTTTCATTCGTAAAACGTAGGCAGCATCATCAACGTGTTCGATGTTCTCCATTACATCCATCATGGTATCCAGTAAATCTTTTGCTCTTGATTTTGGCTTCTCCACTGGCTCAATATCTATTTTATACATGAAATATTCTTAAATATAAGTAACCAAAGATTATAAGTCCTTGAAAAATAATCGTTAAGATACACCAAGTTGGAATAATATTCGTTACTTTTTCTTTATTAGATATTAATTTATCGGTTGACAAAGTAGAAGCATATAAATTTTGGTATACATTTTCAATAGAATCTATATTAACCGTAGCTTGAATATTGCCCTTGTAAGACCTTATAATTATACGACCCTGAGGAACGGTTATCTTTGAATAAAATCGTGTCAGTATGCCCGTAGAATCGCAAGGATTTGCAATGGTTAGTGTATCGTGGACCGAATCATATTTAGTAATTACTTTGTAGTCACGAATCGTATCAATACGAATCTTTTCCTTTTCGATTATTATCGATTTGTGTGGTCGGCACGAAATAAAAAAGTTTGCAATTAGCAAACCGATGAGTAGTTGTTTCACGAAAAGTATAATTCTGATTCTGCTTGTCTTCTCAAGGTAAGTCCATTAAGAACTTTGCCTCCACTTTTATTCCATTTTAAAAATTCTAATTTGATTAAAGGGTCATTTGGATTAGCATTGACTTTCTTTATTAATGTGCTTCTTTTTAAAGCGCCAGCGCCCACGTTATAACATAGCGAAACCAATGAGTCGAACTGATTTTGATTAATGTCATCACGACAAAATGAGTCAACGCTCCGTTCATAATGTTTAATTACA